GTCTTGCTTATCCCAACTGGCCCTAACCAGCCAGTACCGGCAGGGATTGGTCATGCTCAGCCAAGATTGCAGACATCGAGGCCAGATCATGTGGGTTCGTTTGCGCCGCAAGTTAGGGAATGGTGCAGAGAGCACATGAATGTTGAGTTAATGGATTGGCAGTACACCGCGCTTGACGGTCAGTTGCTTTATGACGAAAACTTTGAGCTGGTTAACCGTGTAAGCCTTGTTTCTACGGCTAGGCAGTGTGGCAAGACCACTGCGCTAACAGCTCTCGTTGGTTGGTGGCTTACAGAGATGCCAAAGATACGGGGCAAGAAACAGACTGTGTTATCTACCGCGCACCGACTCGATCTAGCGGTCATGCTTTTTGACGAATTGTCACCGATCTTAGAGTCACGTTTTAACGCAACCCTGATGAAATCATATGGGCGTAACAGAGTAACGATGCCAGACGGCTCGACTTGGCTGGTGCGCGCTGCCAACAATTCTGTAGGTCACGGCACTAGCCCATCGCTGGTGGTTGCCGATGAAATGTGGGATATTTCGCGTGAGGTCATAGACGGCGGACTCTTGCCGGCTCAACGTGCACAGGTTTCACCTCTGCTGTCGCTCTGGTCAACAAGCGGCACTGAAGCCAGCACCGCAATGCTTAAATGGCGAGAGCAGGGTTTGCGCGCTATTGACACAGGCAAAAACTCATCGTTTTATTTTGCTGAGTGGTCACCGCCACCAGACATAAACCCAATGACCCCTGAGGCGTGGGTCTATGGCAACCCAGCTTTAGGCGTAACACTGTCAATGGCCACGTTGCAGGCAGAGTCAGAGAACCCTGATCGAGCGTCATTCTTGCGGGCCTCGGTGAACTTGTGGGTTGCGTCAGATAAGTCATGGATACAGCCAGGGCAATGGCCTGCCCTGCAATATGACGGCGAAATACCAGACGGTGGCACGGTAGCCATAGAAACCAGCCTTGATGACACACGCTATTTTGCTGTGCGTTGCGTGGCTTTACCTGATCGGCGAACAGTAGCCACAGTCGAGTTTGTGGCAGACACATTTAGCGAGATGCTGGCACACGTTGAGCGCCTATGTGCTAACCCACTAGTCAAGTTTGCGATCACACCAACGGTAGATAATCACTGGCCGTTATCGCTAGAGCGCCGCCGAGTAGTCGTGGGCTACGGCGAAATACTTAAGTTTACGCCGTCAGTCAAAAACATGATTAACGAAAAATTGCTATGGCATGACGGCAGCAACCAACTTGCCGAACACGTCAGCCGCGCTGTAGCAGTCAGATCACAAAACAGCATTGCGCTATCTAGCCAACGCTCGCCCGGCCCGATTGAGTTAGCGCGCTGCATGGTCTGGGCAGCAGCTTTAACCAGCCGCCCCACGTCATCTGGCAAACCTATGCTCGTGGTTTCTAACGGCTAACCTGCAATTGGCATCAGCTCGATGGCTTGCTTATCGTCGGGATACCGCATCGCATACCGGGCTGATGCCACCACAAATGACACGGACTGTGGCACACTCATAGCATGGCATTTTTTAACAAAGTAACTAAAGCCGCTATTAGCCCACCAGCAGGCAAGGCAGCTGCAGCCGGCACAGGTTACACAGGGCCATACGCGCCGTCAGCCAACAACGGTGGCGCTGCAATGGTTGGTGTTTATTACAATTATGTTGAGGGCGAAGCACGCAACGCGGCAATGTCTGTGCCTACTGTTAGTCGAGCGCGCGATCTGATCGCATCGGTAATTGGCTGTATGCCATTACAGATGTATAGCGAAATGTGGAATGGCGAAAAGATGGAAAAAGTGCCAATGGCACCGCGCACATGGCTAAGAAAAATTGACCCAACAGTGCCAAACAACTTTACGCTCAGTTGGACATTTGACGATTTATTTCATTATGGCAGAGCGTTTTGGTACGTCACCGCGCGCAGTAAAACTGACGGTTATCCAGCCGCGTTTACACGTCTACCTGCAGCAATGGTGCAGACACTTGATCAGTCAGGGCCTGTCTGGTTTGCACCGTCTAAGCAAATTATTTTTAGTGGTGGCGAGTTAGACCCTAACGATGTGGTGCAGTTTCTCTCACCTATTCAGGGCATTACGTCTATGTCAACACAGTCTGTTGCTACTGCACTAAAACTTGAGGCTGCACGGTTTCGCAACGCATCAAGCGCAATTCCCGCAGGAATATTAAAACAAACAGGAGGGGAACCCCTTAACGCACAGGAACTCGCAGACCTTGCGTCAGCTTTTAACGCAGCGCGCATGACCAACCAAACAGCCGCACTAAACGAGTATTTGTCTTACACCGAAACGGCAACTAGCCCAGACAAAATGCTGCTTATTGACTCAGCAGAGTTTCAGGCAATGGAGATGGCCAGACTGTGCAACGTGCCACCATATTTAGTGGGCGTTTCTGTAGGCAGTTATTCCTACCAATCGAGCAGTGAAAGCCGTGCCGATCTGTGGACATTTGGCGCACGCGCTTATGCAGATTGCATTGCCGGCACACTGAGCCAAAACAATGTGCTACCTAACGGCACTTATATTGAGTTTGATGTAGAGGGCTACCTGATGGGCGATTACAGCGAGCACAACGAAATGGCGCAACCCTACAATGAGGAAAGAGTAGTATCACCAACATGATTAAACTTATTGCATCACAAGTAACGATTGACGCTGCAGCCGGCGAGATAGGCCGCCGTGAAATTACAGGTGTGGCCGTTCCTTATGGCGTTGCGGCTGTAGTTGCTGATGGCACGTCAGTGATCTTTGAGCAGGGCAGCCTGCCAGTTGACGGTAAAGCACCGCGCCTTTACATGAACCATGACTCAACTAACGCCATTGGCATCGTGACTGAGCGCGTGGACACACCAGAGGGCATGATGTTTACGGCCAAGATCAGCCGCACACAGGCTGGCGATGAGGCTTTAATTCTTGCTATGGATGGCGTTTTGGACAGCGTGTCGGTAGGCGTAAACCCCATTAAGTACACCACTGCAAAAGACGGCACAGTGACCGTGACCGCAGCCGATTGGATTGAGTTAAGCCTTGTGCCAGTACCAGCCTTTGCCGGTGCAATCATTACCGACATTGCGGCGAGTATCCCACAAGACGAGCCAGAAATAAGTACTATAGAAACAGAACCTACACAGGAGACAGAACCCATGAGCGAAGCAACCATCCCAGCAGTCGAGGCAACCATCCCAACTGCACCAATTTTTGCACAAGCAAAACGCAAGTTTGTTATGCCAACCGCAGCCGAATACATGGCAGCAATGCACTCAGGTGGAGACACATTCCACAACGTCAACGCCGCTTACAAAGAAGCCGTGCGCGATCAGCAATCAGCATTGCAAGCAGCTGCAGGCGATGTGCTCACTACCGACACACCGGGTCTTTTGCCAGTACCAGTGCTTGGGCCAGTGTTCCAAGACCTTAACTTTGTGCGACCAGTTGTTAGCGCATTTGGTGCACGCTCGATGCCAAACACACCAAGCAAGACTTTTACACGGCCAACAATTACCACGCACACAAGTGCTGCAACACAAACTGAGAACAGTGCAGTAAGCGCAACCACAATGGTGATCGCAGCAAACACTGTTACAAAAACAACGGTTGCTGGTCAAGTCACGTTGACAATGCAAGACATGGACTTTACTGATCCAGCGTCAATGAACATTATCTTAAATGACCTTGCAGGTGAGTACTTGATCAAGACTGATGACATTGCAGCCGATGCACTTGTTGCAGGTAAGACGGCATCAGGCTCAACTTGGACTGTGACAGCCGATAACCCAACATCGTTGATTGACTCTTTGTATGACGCAGCACGCGAAATTACAGAGGACTCAAACTACTTCCCAACACACTTGTGCGTTTCGCCAGATGTGTGGGGCAAGTTAGGCGCACAGCTTGACGGGTCAAAGCGACCAGTTTTGGGTTACACCACAAACGGTGTGATTGGTCAAAACTCAATTGGCCGCGTTGGTGGCTTGCAGTACACCGGCATGGATGTAATGGGCTTGTC